ACCAGAGGAACGTAAGGCATCACAAGATCGTGACGAAAAGAACAAGTGGCGCAAGTGTGTAAGCTGTGGTAATGCAAGCAAGGACACATGGTGTAGCTTCTGTCTGGAGGAAGAGTAATGATAAACAGTGAGTGGCGAAAGTTGATAAGAGAACAAGAGAACTTTAAGGAGACGGTAATGGCAGAACATACACCAGATATTGTGAATGAGCCTGAGCATTACGCACGGTGGAAGATCGAGCCTATCACATACATCATGCGCAATGGCTTTGAGTTCTGGAGAGGTAACCTTATCAAGTACAGCAGCCGTGCAGGTTACAAGATGTACAGTGGTAAGACCCAGGTTGAGAGTGAGATCATTGACTTGGAGAAAGTTATCCGGTATGCAAACATGCGTATCAACCAGTTAAACGGAGAGGAAAAGCTATGATACCTGTTGGTCAGTTACGATTGTTACTCATTAAGGCAGGGTTAGAGTTTAAGATTACTCGTGTTGAGGGTAACATAGCTCACGTTAATATTATGGTAGCGGAGGGATCAGATGTTCACAGTTGAGTTTGAACATGACTCTTCAGTTATCCGCAGCCTAGATGAGACAGGAGAGTTAGATGACATAGAAATGATACTGGATGACGATGGACTTGTTTTTATGAGGCAGTGGGATGATAGCTTGGACAAGTACGAGATGATCGTCATGACTTACCAACAGCTTCTTGACTTAGTTGTCTCACTAAAGCAGACTGAAGGTATATTCTTAGCCGTACCAAGGGAGTAAAACTATGAGCGACACAACACACACAGTAGAGTCTTTCATGAGAGAGCATAACCTAACCTCACAAGATGTAATTCTTATTTTAACTAGACACCTTAATGACGTTGAGTTTGAGAGAGACTTAGCCGAGGTCTATGAGGGTGACGAGTGGGGTGACTGGGCAGAGGGAGATATAATATGAACGTAGCAGAAGATAAAAAGTTTGACATCGAGAGAGTAGCCTGTCCTTACGAGGAATGTGGAAGCTCAGACGGTTTCTACTATAGCTCAGCAACAAAGTCAGGTTTCTGCCATGTCTGTGAGAGTAAGACAGGTAAACCTGGTAAGTATCCACGCCCTAACTTCAGGAAAGATATAACTGAATGGGCAGAAGAAACATATCCGGTGAACACAATGAAACCACCAGTACACACAAGACAAATATCATCAGCTACATTCTCCGGTATACGGGGCATTGACTCAGACGTATGTAAGCTATTCGGTATTCAACTACAGATGGACAATGAGGGTGATGCTGTACGTTACGCATTCAAGTATCCATCAAACGTAAAGTACAGAGGCTTCGAAGAGAAGAAGTTCTGGACCGAGGAGAAGGGTGCCTTGCAAGATTTGTTTGGCCCTGACTTCAATGCTGGTTCAAGTAAGCGTATCTACCTGACAGAGGGTGAGTTCGATGCTGCATCTCTGTATCAGGCTCTAGGTAAAAGCTTCCCTGTTAAGTCTATCCCTTCTGCATCCCTGTCTGATAAGTTTATTAAGAAAAACTTTGAGTACCTTAATTCCTTTCAGGAGATCGTCTACGCTGGTGAGCAAGATGATGCAGGTAAGGGTGCAGCTACACGCTTGTACGAATTATTCCCTGAGAAGTTTTACTATGTGCCTCTAACCAAGCACAAGGATGCCAATGACTTCATACAAGCTGGCGATCAGGATGACCTGAAGTGGGCTGCTGTTAAACCTCAACGCTTCGCACCTGATAACTTCTTTGTTGGTGACGTAGAGGTTGAGAAGGCAATCAGAACAGAGAACCCTTACGAGTATGTACCCACAGGACACACGGCCTTGGATGATAAGATCCGTGGGTTAGTCAAGGGTGGTCTAACTTTTATTAAGGCTCTGCGTGGTCAAGGTAAGACTGAGTTGATCAGATACTTTGAGGTTGGTCTTCTTAAGTCAGAGGCTAAGATTGCTTTACTACACATGGAAGAGATGAAGTCTACAACCTACCGAGCTATGGCTACCTACGAGTTAGGTTGTAACGTCCGTACTAAAGAAGATGCTGCTGAGAATGGTGTGTCAGAGGATGACGTAATCCTGGCAGCTAAGATAGCAGCACGTGACGATCAGACTATTATCTTTGAGATGCAAGCACACGATGACCCCATGAAGCTACTGGACTATGTACGTCTAGCTTCTACAGTGTATGGTGCAAGCTTCATCTTTATTGACCACGTCCAGCGGTTAGCCTACCTGTCAAACGCAGGAGTAGAGGGTGCAACCAGTACACTTACAACTCTTGGTGCTCGTATGGCACAGCTGGCTAAGGAGTTAAACATTGGTGTGATCTTTATCTCTCAAGTTAATGATGACGGACGTACAAAGTATGCTGCTTCACTTGAGGAAGAGGCTATCGTTTGTGTTAAACTTGAACGTGACACTGAAGCTGAGGAAGAATCAGAGAGGAATACTACACACTTCACAGTTGACAAGAACAGACCATTCGCTAAGTTAGGTAAGGCTGGTTCAGTTTACTATGATCCTGACACAACAATACTAGAAGAGGTTTCGTTTCAGATATGAGAATTGTAGTAAGTGACATCGAGACAGAAGGTCTTAACAACTGCGAGAAACTATGGATCTGCGGCGGTAAAGACCTGAGTACAGGGGAGGTCACTCGCTTCGATAACTGTCATGAAGATCCTGTTGCCAAGGCTGCAGCTATAAAGTGGTACGAGGCAGCTGACCTTATCATTGGTCATAACTTCTTGTCATTCGATGCAGTCCAGTTGAACAGTCTGCTTAAGCCTAGGTTGATAGACCCGAAGAAGATCGTAGATACTCTTATTATCAGTCGGCTTGTTGACTACGGTATTCAGATACCTAAGGGTGCTAAAAAACCACACAGTCTACAGGCTTGGGGTATACGCCTTGGTGACTACAAAGGGGATCACAACGACTGGTCTCAGTGGAGCCAAGAGATGGTTGACTATTGGTATCAAGACATCGAGGTATCACAAGCCCTGTACGAACACTTCTCTAGTGTCATCAAGAACCCTGACTGGCGCAAGTCTCTTAGGGCTGAGCATGACCTACAGACAGAGTTAGTACGGGCTAAGTACTATGGTTTTGCATTTGATACTGGTAAGGCAGAGATGTTACTGAACTCTGTGCAGAACGAGATGCAGGAACTTCACGCTAAGTTTGAGGTGGATATCCCTCCGAGGCTTACCCTTGTGAATACAATCAAGTACAGGGTTAAGCAGGACGGTGACCTTATGGCTTCAGTAGTTAAAGCTAAGGAACGTTATGATCTAACAGACAGGCAGGGTGATGACTTACTTTGCTATAACTGGATTAACTTCAAGCCATCATCCTCTAAGGATCGTGTTGATGTCCTCTGGGATGCTGGTTGGAAGCCAGTCGATAAGAGCAAGGCTTTTATAAAGTTTGATAGGCTATCTGTTGGTGACCCTTACGGTAAGACTGTAAGCTCAATGAGCAAAGAGTTTTACAATGATAAGAAGAAACACCTAGAGCATTACGGATGGACAGTCTCAGAGGACAACCTATCTACTCTACCTGAAGATGCCCCTGAAGGTCCGAAGGCTTTGGCTAAATGGCTGACACTGGAAGGACGAAGAAGTTCACTGGTTGAGTGGTTAGGTCAAGTAGGAAGTGACAGTAGGATACATGGGAACATTAACAACATAGGTGCTTGGACTGGTAGGTGTTCACACAATGACCCAAACACAGCTAACATCCCATCAGTTTTTCACGGTGAACCTAAGACACCAGTCGAAGAAGTTAAGAAGAAATATGACTCACACCTTAGAGCTTGCTGGACCACACCCAGTGGCTCTTACTTAGTGGGTACAGACGCTGACGGGATTCAGCTGCGAGTACTTGCTGATTATTTATGGAGATACTTTGATGCTGACCAGTACGCTAGAGCTATTATGGAAGGTAAGAAAGAAAACGAAACAGATATCCATAACGTTAACAAACACGCACTGGGACTTAACCATGCTACACGGGATATGGCTAAGACTTTTATCTATGCTTGGCTACTAGGGGCAGGTGTTGCAAAGACAGCACAGATCCTTAAGGTCAATCAAAGGCAAGCGACAGAAGCTAGAGATAACTTCGTTAAGTCTATTGATGGCCTAGCTAAACTAAAGAACAAGCTAATACCTGCGGTAGGAGAACAGGGTTACTTCACAGGTTACGATGGACGTAAGGTTACTGTACCGTCAACTCACAAGGCTCTGGCTGGTATGCTGCAGTCTGCTGAGAGTATCCTGATGAAGCATACACTTCTCCGCTGGACTTCTGAGGCAAGAAAGATTGGTATCAACTTCAAGCTTGTAGGTTTTATCCATGACGAGTACCAAACAGAAGTGATAGGAACAAGAGAGGAAGCAGAAGAATTAGGAAAGCTTCAAGCAGACTGTATGCTTGAGGTAGGTCAGGAGCTAGGCTTTAAGATACCTACTCCAGGATCATTTGATGTGGGTAAGAATTGGCTTGACACCCATTAATTACCTATGCTACTAACCGAATCAGTTACAAACTAAGAGGATAACAACATGGCTAACGAATCAAAAACACAGATCGTAGAGGTCTTCGGTACACTTGAGTGGGCAAAAGTATTTG